GTTGCTGGTCAGATTATGGGTGATGGGCGAATCGGAGTGGGAATTTTACAGACGTGGGAAAGCCAAGTCTCGGTCGATGACCTAAAGATTGCAGCTGACATTAAAGGATGGGCTGATCAATATCGTCCTAGAATGATTTGCTTTGACAAGTACACGACGCAATCGATCGCTGAAAGATTGGCAAATGCTGGTCAGATAACGCAGGATGTCTCAGGCCAGCAGTTCTATCAGGCTTGCTCTGACCTTCTCGATGGTCTTGTCAATGGGCGCGTAGTCCATAACGGCCAAGAAGAATTGATGAAGCAGATGAACAATTGCGCGGCTAAAACTAACGATTCGAGCTGGCGCATTGTAAAGCGTAAGAGTGCTGGCGATGTCTCCGCGCCGATCTCTTTAGCCATGGTTGTGTCGATGCTATTAAAACCACAACAGGTTGCGGCTATTTACGCAGAATGACATACATGTAGTGTATAATTACCGCCTATGGGTATATTCTCGCGTAAGCCTCAAATTATACAAGCGCAAGAAGCGCCTCAAATTATGGCCGACAGCTTCTACGGCTACAACAACTACTTTCCTGCATTAGTATCTCGCCAACAGGCACTTAGCGTTCCAGCTATTAAACGATGCCGCGATCTAATTGCAGGAACCCTTGCTTCTGTTCCTTTAGAGTATTACAAAAAATCTACTGGTGAAAGAATTACTGCACCTCGATGGGTCGAGCAACCTTCTAAGCATCAGCCATTATTTGAAACTCTCTACTTTACGTTAGACAGCCTACTCATGTACGGGCAAGCCTTTTGGCAAATTACTGAGGTATATGCAGAAGATGGTCGCATGGCTCGCGCTAACTGGGTTGCTAACACTAAGGTCGGTTTCATTACTGATCCAGCAACAAATTTCGTAACGCAATACAACGTCGATGGCAAGCCAGTACCAATGAGCGGCCTTGGATCACTTATTACATTCCAGAAAGACGAAGGCATTCTAGGAATAGGCGCAAGAACAATTCAGTCTGCACTCGATGTTCAACGAGCTGCTGCCATCGCTGCTGCCACTCCGATGAATTCTGGAATTATTAAGAACTCTGGCGCCGACCTACCACCATCTGAAATCACTGCTCTTTTAGCTGCTTGGAAGCGCAGTCGCACTAATAACGCAACTGCTTATTTAACTTCGACCCTAAATTATGAACCTACTTCATTTTCACCTAAAGATATGATGTACAACGAGGCAATCCAGAACCTTGCAACAGAATGCGCCAGACTTTGCGCCGTCGATCCTTACTACGTCTCCGCTTCACAAAATACGACAATGACCTATGCCAACGTCCAAGACGAGAGGAAGCAGATGGTGGCTCTAACTTTGCAGCCTTACGCTTCCGCAATAGAGGCAAGACTTAGCATGGATGATATTTCTACAGCTGGTCATTATGTGAAATTTAATCTAGACGATACATTCTTGAGAACAGAACCAATGGAAAGACTGCTAGTGCTAGAAAAAATGCTGGCACTTGGCCTAATTACAACTGAACAGGCAATGGAAATGGAAAGTTTATCTCCTAACGGGAATGGCGAATAATGGAAACTTTATACATAGAAGCATCATCAATCGAATGCAATGAGGATCGCCGCGAAATATCCGGCATGATAGTTCCCCTTGGAACTGGCGAGGTTGGCAATACTAACCTTGGCGCTTATAGCTTTGAGGCTGGCTCTATTGAGATTGGCGATGTCAGTAAGATTAAACTGCTATCGCAACACGATATGAAAAAGCCTATTGGTCGAATGACTGCTGCTGAGACACGCAAAGATGGCATTTATGCGACCTTTAAGCTCAGTCGCTCAACCAGCGGCAACGATGCTCTCGTTATGGCGCAAGAAGGCCTAGTAACTGGTCTGTCAATTGGTGCAGAAATTATTGCATCAAAGCCATCACGCGATGGCCACACAGTCGTATCAGCGGCTAAATTAAAAGAAGTTTCTCTAGTAACAGAGCCAGCCTTTAAGTCTGCTCAAGTATTAGAGATCGCGGCAGAGGAAATCGTCCCTGCCGAAGAAACCAAAACAGAAAGCGAGACAGTCGTGGAAGATACCACTCCGGTCGAAGCAACACCAGTAGAAGCTGCGGCTGTAGAAGCTGCTCGCCCTACAATTACAGCGCTGGCTTATTCAAAGCCACGCTTTGATTTCTCTGCTCCAAAGCAGTTAGAAATGACAATCAGAGCATCACTTGGATCAGATGAGGCTCGCGAATATGTTCGTGCTGCTGCTGATACAACAGACAATGCTGGTCTTGTCCCAACACGCCAGCTCACAACAGTAATCAATGGACTAGCTAATAACACTCGTTCTGCGATTGACGCAATCTCTACTGGCGCTTTGCCAGATGCAGGAATGTCTTTTGAGATTCCAAAAATCACAACCCTTCCAACAGTTGCAGAGACAGCAGAAGCTGGTGGCCCATCTAATACAGATCAGGCTTCATCTTATGTAACAGTATCAGTCAAAAAGTACGCAGGACAACAGCAATTCTCTGTAGAACTTTTTGATCGTTCATCACCACTATTCATTACTGAATTGATGAACAACATGGCTGCACAATACGCTGCCGCAACAGATAAGGCTGTTTATACAGCTATTGCCTCAGGTGCAACAGCAGATTCAACAACAATCGCATCATATCCAACAGCATCAGAATTGCTTGGTGTTGTATCACGCGGAGCGGCATCTGTTTATACAAACACACAAGGCTTTGCTCGCAATATCTTGATGAACACATCACAATGGGCTAACTTGATGACACTCAACGATAACGGCCGTCCAATCTACGCGGCAGCACAACCTCAGAACGCTGGCGGCGTTGTAGGACCAACTTCAATTCGCGGCAATGTTATGGGACTTGATCTCTATGTATCTGCCAATGTTGCAACTGCAAACGACACAGACAAAGATGATTCAATCCTTATCATCAACCCAACAGCGTACACATGGTACGAGTCACCTCAATATCAGCTACGCGCTGATGTAATCGCATCAGGAGAAATCCTCGTTGCAATGTATGGCTATGGTGCAATTGCAACCAAAATTGGTGCAGGCGCATTTGGCGTTAACAAGACCTGATAGAAACCAATTAAGTCACTGGCTGGGTAGTGCCCTTCTACCCAGCCAGTCTTTAGGAAGGATCACATGAGCGTAACAACTGTCGCAACTCTAAGAACAGCCCTTGGCGTGGGCACACTTTACACAGATGCAGTTTTACAGTCAGTCTGCGACGCAGCAGATGACGTCATGTTGCCTTTCCTATTTACTAACGAGACTTACAATGTTGCACATAGCAACACAACTACAGAGGGAACTCTTTATTTCAACCAGCGAGTAAATGATATATTTTATGTCGGTGAAACAGTAGTTGTAAGCAAAAATGGCACACCTTTTAATGGTTCTAAAATTATTACAGCAGTCGATGTTCAATCAATTACTTTTGCTGTAACTGGCTCACCAGCTGAACAGGGCTATCATCCAGTAGTTCCGTTAGGCGTAGTTTCTGGTACAACTCAGACAGATTACACAACCATCGATGCAGTCAAGCAAGCATCTTTACAAATCTGTGAGGCTATCTGGCAAGCGCGTCAAGCCCCTAGCGGTCAAGGTATGACAGTTGATGGATTTCAGCCTAGTCCTTTTACAATGTCCAACACCCTGTTAGCTCGCGTTCGTGGTCTTTTAGCTCCTTACTTATCGCCTTACGCGCAGATCGGTTAAATATGCCATCAGCGATTACAACACTCCGCGCAGGTATTGCAGCAGCTCTCACAGATAATACTCTTTACTCAGTCTTTTCATTCCCACCTGCGACACCCATTGCTAACAGCGTTATAGTCAGTCCTGCCGATCCTTACATCACGCCTTCTAATAATTCATACAACACGATCGCTCCCCTAGCTAACTTTCAGATTTCAATCCTAGTTCCCTTGCTAGATAACCAAGGCAATCTCAACGGAATTGAAGATAACATCGTGCGCGTGTTTAACTTGCTCGCTGCATCTTCATACACCTATAACGTCACAGATGTATCGGCTCCGGCCGTACTAACTATCGCTACAGGTGATCTACTTACATGCAATATCAACATATCCGTACTTACGAGTTGGAGTTAAACCATGACCGAATTGGAACAATGGGAAAAAGAAAATGAAGCATTCCTGATCAAAATCGGTCAGGGAAAACCAACGGCTGCAAAGCCAATTACTAAGAAAGACGAGGAATAAGCCGTGTCAGTATATCTCAGCAACGGAGTAGTTCTTACTGTTAATGCGGTGGATCTCTCTACTCTAGTCACAAGCGTTACCCTAAATCGTACATTCGACGAGCTAGAAGTAACTGCGATGGGCGATAGCGGACATAAGTTCGTTAAAGGCCTTGAAGCGTCTTCTATCACAATCGACTTCCTCAATGATGAAGCAACATCTAAGACACTTCAGACATTGAACGCAGTTCTTGGAACCAACACAACAGTCACAGTGAAGCAGACTTCTGCTGCTACATCTGCTACAAACCCACTTTACACAATGACTTGCCTAGTCAATAACATCACACCTATCAATGGTGCTGTTGGAGACCTATCAACTCAGAGCGTAACTTGGAACGTATCAGGTACAGTAGTAGTAACCACAGCGTAATCAACTAACAAAGGGGCACAGCATGGCAAAGTTAATAGTCACACTAGCGGACAACAGCGTTACCGAGATCGAGATCACACCTCGCCTTGAATATGCGTTTGAGCTATATGCTAAAAAGGGATTTCACAAAGCGTTTCGCGATGATGAAAAGCAGTCAGATGTCTATTGGCTTGCATGGGAAGGCCTTCGACTAAGTGGAGTCACAGTAAAGCCTTTCGGAGCAGACTTTCTCGAAACTTTAAAGAGTGTCGAGGTTGCTGAGTCTGACCCTTTGGCCTAGGCAGGGATAGCATCCACTATCTCATAGCTCGATTGAGCATTGAGACGGCTATCCCGCCACAAGATTTGATCGATTTAGATCCATTAATGCTTCAAATGTTATTGAAAGCGTTGAAAGACCGAGCGAAGGAGCAGAGCGATGCCTACAGAGCTAAAAGGCGCTAGTGCGCTTCGCAAGGCTCTCAAGCAATTTTCGCCTGATCTAGATAAAGAAACTCGTGATGAAATGGTTGGATTCTTAAAGCCATTGGTCAAGAAGGCTCGTGGCTATATGCCTGCCAATTCATCATTACCTTCGGGATGGGTTGGCACTAGCGAGCCAGGTCAATTTCCTAAATATGATGCTGGCTTAGTTCGTCGAGGCGTTGGCTATAAACTGACACCGACAAAGCCTAATCGACAGGGTTGGATCTCTACAGTATCAATCCACAATAAGACAGCAGGCGGAGCAATCTTCGAAACCGCTGGACGTAAGTCAGGCAACTCAGGAAAGTTCACTCCACGCTTACAAGGCACACTTTCAGGCGCAGGCAAGATGCAAGGCCGAGCAATGTTTAAGGCCTACAAGGAAGATGAAGGCAAAGCTAAGGTCGGAGTAATTAAGGCGCTAGAAAAGGCTGCCGCTAAGTTCAACGCGAGAGGCAATATCTGATGGCTGAATTACGCATCCCGATTACTAGTGAGTTTAAAGGTAAAAAGGCTTTTAAAGAAGCCAACACAGCCACATCAACTTTACAAAAAGGCGTTAAAAAATTAGGCGCTCAATTAGCCGTTACCTTTGGAGCAACTCAGCTTCTTAAGTTTGCTAAGAATGCTGCTAAAGCCTTTATTGAGGATGAGAAAGCCGCATCGCGTTTAGCTATAGCTGTCAAGAATCTTGGTCTTGCTTTTGAAACTCCACGCATCGAAGAATTCATAAGTCAGTTATCTCGTGCCTCGGGAGTAACAGATGACCAACTTCGTCCATCTATGCAAAAACTTTTGCAGACTACGGGTTCACTTACTACATCTACCAAATTACTGACACAAGCCCTAGACATAAGCGCTGGAAGCGGTGTCGATTTTGAAACAGTTGTAAATGATTTATCAATGGCTTACGTCGGTCAGACTCGCGGCCTTCGCAAATACTCACTCGGGCTGACTCAAGCAGAGCTTAAGACAATGAGTTTTGCAGACATTCAGGAAAAACTTACCAAGCAATTCTCAGGCGCTAATGCTGAATACTTAACTACTTACGCTGGCAAGATGGGCATTTTGTCTAATGCCGCCAATGAAGCAAGCGAAACCATAGGCAAGAGTTTAGTCGAGAGTTTGTCATTGTTAGCAGGTGAAGGAAACTCAATTCAACCGCTAGCTGACTCCATGGGCGAGCTTGCTACTTATGTTGGAGATGCCATCTACGGCTTGGCCGTTTTAGGAGATAAATTAAAATCTTTGCCGGGTGCTGATCTTCTAGGAAAGATCGGCGGCGCAAGAGGTATTTTAGCTACTCTATTCCCTCAGGCTGGTGAGGCACTAAAACTTTTAGATGCTCTATCTGCTTTCGGTAAAAAATCAAAAGGCGCTGCGGGGATGGGCGGCTATCCATCCTCAGCACTTGGGCCAGGTTATGTAGATCCAAATGATGCAGCTCGAAAGAAGGCAGAAGCCGCTGCCGTCAAGCGTGCTAAAGAATTAGCAGCATTGCAGAAGAAAACTTTGGATACACAGAAGAAACAGAATGCACTAACTAAGGCATCAAAGACTCTTAACCTAGAGGCAATCGGTATTGAGGCAGCCCTTAAAGGTCAGATCAGCGAAACTGATCGCCTATCCTTGCTATTGCAAAAAGCGATCTTGGCAGATAACGCAAACCTAGCCACTCAATTATCGGATCAATTAGAAGATGCCATTAAGCGTCAAAATGACTTGCGTAACTTGTTGCTAACAACTCCCGAAGCTCCGAACCCCTATCGTAACTGGACGTTACCTCAGGACTTGCTCGACTACACAGCATCATCGCTTGGCGTATCTGTAGCACAATTACAGACGGCACCTATTCCGATCACATCTAGCATGACAGATGCTCAAATGGAATTGGCAGCCGCCGTTAATGCAAATCAAACGGCAGAAGCTAAGGTTATCAATGTTGCAGTCTATTTGGGCGACACAGAAATAACTGGCGCAGTCACAAGTGTTCAACAAAATCAATCTTTATCAGGTACGTTCAGCGACGTGAGCCGTTACAACGGCCGTGGAGCTCCGTCAGTCAAATGACCCTACCTGCAACCATCTCCGTCACTTTTGACTTTTCACAAGGTGCTACATTTGGTCTAGGCTTTGTTATCGGCGATCCCACCTTTGGGGTCATTGGCACAAGTAAATTTGGCGATTCCCCTGTCAATACGCCTACAGTCGATCTTAGCGATGTAACTAGATCAATCAAGATTGCCCGAGGCCGTAACGTCATGCGTGATACCTATGAGGCAGGCACTTGCACAGTTAGAGTGATCGATCAAGATGGCTCATTTAACCCTCAAAATACAGCTTCACCCTATTTTGGCTTTTTGACTCCACTACGCAAGATTCGCGTCGCGGCAACTACTTTAACCGCTCAGCACTTCTTATTCTCAGGTTATGTCGATTCATACAAATACACCTACCCTACAGGCCAAGAATTAGGGTATGTCGATCTTCATGCTTATGACGCCTTTAGGCTCTTTCAGATGGCTAACGTCTCAACTGTGACGGGCGCCACAGCGGGTCAGACAACTGGCACACGCATCACTAAGATTCTCGATCAGGTAGATTATCCGCTATCGATGCGTACTATTGACACGGGATCGACAACAGTTCAGGCCGATCCTGCTACATCTCGAACAGCCTTAGGCGCCCTCAAGGCGGCAGAGTTTGCAGAGCAAGGTGCTTTCTTTATAGATACCGAAGGCATTGCAGAATTTAAGGATCGTGCCGATGTAGTGTCATCTCTAGCGGCTGCGCCGATTGAGTTTAATCAGACTACTGGAATCCCCTACTCCAATTTACAATATGCCTTCGATGATAAACTAATCATCAATCAGGCCAGCATGACACGCATTGGTGGCACAGCACAGACTGCAGTCAATGTTGATTCCTCGGCTAAGTATTTCCCACACGGAACTACTCTGACAGAGATGATTCCTCAGACCGATGCTCAAGTCTTAGACATTGCCAAGATTTATGTGGCCACGAGAGCCGAGACAAGTATCCGAATCGATGCGCTTACGCTTGATTTATTGGACACGGCAGTCCCTACCGACACAATTATTGGCCTCGATTACTTTGACAATGTCAAGATCACTAACGTTCAGCCTGATGGATCGACAATCGTCAAGACTTTGCAGGTGCAGGGATTGGCATGGGACATCACCCCAAATTCAATGAAGTGCACAGTTACAACACTTGAGCCCATCGTCGAAGGATTCATTATAGGATCAGCGACGTCGGGTATAATAGGCACGTCCATATTAGGATACTAGGAGATAAACAATGGCAGCAGGTCTAGGCTTTAAGGAATTTACGACAGGGGACGTGCTAACTGCCGCCGACGCGAATGGTTATTTAGCCTCTCAGGTGGTCATGGTCTTTGCTGACGCCGCAGCTCGCACCTCAGCCATTACTAGCCCACAAGAAGGCATGATCTCTTATCTCAAAGATACCAATGCCACCGAATACTATTCAGGTTCGGCTTGGACATCTATAGCACCTGCAGCAAGCGGTGCAATGACACTTCTCAGCACGACCACCCTTACGGGCGCTTCGACCACAGTAAGCACCATAAGCGGTGCATATCAAGACCTTTACGTCCTAGTAACTGGAATGACTAACGCTACAGCCAATGGTTCTTTCAGAGTAGCTATCAATGGCTCAACCAGTTTAAGCAGCTCGACAGGTATTTTCTATGCTAACGCAGCAGGTGGAAGTTTTACTCTTTACAACGATTACACCTCTCGCTACGCAGGTAACAACTCTGGTCTTTTGCGAACAGATGCCAATAATTCTTATATGCTGACAATCTTTGATTACGCTTCCACAACAGCGCCAAAGACTTATCAAAACATCCTTACTGGTTTAGACGGCAATAGCAGCAATTACATTCAGCAAGGTCAAGGCGGTCACAATTCTA